TCAGCCTTGGGACGGCAACTCATACGGCCTGAACCGAATCACCTCCTCCCCAACCCACTCATTGACCGCCAGCATCCGCGCCTGGATCGGCTCCAGCTCGTTGGCCGCGTAGACCAGGGCCGCATCCTTCACTGATCCGAAGCCGCCGGCGTTCTGTGGCACCACTCCCATCAGCTGCGGCGGAATGCGCAGCCCGGCGAGCATGTCGTCGCGGGTGATGTTCTTGATGTTGCCGAACTCGTCCTTGGCCGCCACCTCGCTGACCGGGATGACCTGGACACCGTCCTTCTTGCCGTTCGGCGAGTAGAGGAACAGGTTGCGGAAGTTGCCCGGCCCCTTGGCGCTGCGCAGCGCCTGGCGAAGGTCGTCGATGTCCTTCTCGTTCTGGCTGGCGTCGCTCATGTAGAGGATGAAGCCGGCATGGCTGCCGTTCAGGTAGTAGCGCCGTCGGAACAGCGTGGCCGACTCGTTGAGCAGCGCCGACTGCAGCGCCGCCAGCCACTCCGGCAGCCCGTAGACCTCCTGGTTGATGTCGGCCTCGCGGATGTGGCAGATGCTCCCCGCCTCGAATTCGTGCTCGTCCTGCCAGCCGCGGATCATGAAGTAGCGGTCCAGGTCCTGGCCGCGGCGCATGTACTTGGCCAGCACCGGCTGCAGGCTCAGCGTGGTGCCCAGCATCGAGCGCCGCCGCTCCAGGTAGGCATTGCCGCACCACAGCCAGTCCAGGGCGAACTGCTCGAAGGCCTCCCGGCTCAGCAGTCGGTGGGGGACGAAGGTGCGGCTGAGCATGTTGCGCTTGAAGGTCAGCCCGGACTGCAGGTAGACGCTCGCCCGGGTCGAGCGGGCCAGGCCGTCCAGGTTGATCGGCGGCTCGTACCAGCGGCCGTTGAACCAGCATTCCAGGTAGTCGAGGACTTCCCGGCCATCGAGGACCGGCGTCGGATCGCCGAAGGTGAAGGCCTCGACGCCGCCCGCCGGCGCGGCCGGCTTGCTGGTGGTGGGCGAGCGAAAAACCTGGGCCAGGCGGCTGAGTGCGTTCATCAAAAAATCTCCATGCGGCTGGTGTTGGCGGCGGTCTGCCCCTCCAGCGGTTCGTTGTGTAGGGCATGCATGAGGGCCCAGGCGAGGTCGGCGTGGCCGGTTTCCTCGTTGCGCCCGGCGGTGTAGGTGAACTGCCGCTTCGAGGCGGTCATGGTCTTGCGGATCGCCATCATCGAGCTGGCGAGGTCGGTCCAGCCGGCGTCGAACTCCAGCCGGCCGTTGTGGATCACGTCCCAGGCCTTCATCACCAGACGGGTCTTGACCTCCGGCGAGTAGCTGAAGGTGGTCAGGTTCGGGAAGAAGCTGCGCACCAGCTGGGCCACGCCCGTGCCCATGCCGGTGGTATCGATGCCGATATAGGTCACCCAATAGCGCTGTGTGACCTTGCGGATGAACTCGGCCTGGGCGGCGAAGTCCATGCCGCGGAACTGATGCCGCTCGAGCACCCGGAACTTGCCGCCCGGGACCAGCGGTGGGGCGACCACCACCAGGCCGGCGCTGTCGCCGGTTTCGGCCGGGTCGTAGCCGACCCACACCTGGCGGTCGCCGAACGGGCGCAGGGCGAACGGCTTGTAGTCCTCGATCCAGGCCTCCCAGCTATCGACCATGCACGGCTGCAGCATTGCCAGCGGGAAGATGCTCGCCCCGTCGTCGACGAACTCGCACATCAGCAGGTTGGCGAACTGCTCGGCGTTGTACTCGAAGCGCAGCTCGTCCAGGTCGAACAGGTCGCAGCCGCGGCCGCTGGCGTCGAGGATGGTGACGATCTGCCGCCAGATCTTGTCCTCGCACCGCCGGCCCTGGGCCAGAGCGTCGTGGGACACGTCGATCGAGATCCGGTCCGCTGCCGGCTTGCCCTCGTTCAGGCGCTCGCCGGTCCACCAGCGATAGGCCGGGTGCCCCTTGCTCGACGGGGTCGAGAAATAGGTCTTGCGCCACTTCTTGTGCAGGGCCATGCCCGAGGCGACCTTGTTCAGCTCGTCGAAGCCGTGGACCCAGAAGAACTCGTCGAAGTAGAAGTTGCCGCTGCGACCCTGCGCGGTGCGGTAGTTGGTACCGAGGAAATGCAGCTCGGCGCCGTTCCACAGCACGATGGGATCGCCGCTCAGTTGCCGGCCGAGCACCTCCTGGATGAAGGCCTGCATGTAGTTCTTGAACTGGTGGGCCTGCGCCTTGCTGGCCGACAGGAAGATCTGGTTGCGCCCGGTGGTGATGGCGTCGATCAGCGCCTCGCGGGCGAAGTAGTAGGTCGCGCCGATCTGGCGCGACTTCAGCAGCATGCGCGTGCGCTGGTTGCCGGCCCGGTACCAGTCGAGCTGGTACTCGAAACAGCCGTCGATGAAGGCCTCGGTGAGCCGCTCGATTTCCTCCTCGCCGAACTCGTTGCGCTTGGGCGGCTTCTTCGGCGCTTCGTTGCGCTTGGCCAGGTTCGGATTGAGGTCGGTTTCGCTGCCGCCGCCCTGGTAGCGCTGGATGCGCGCCTGCCGCTCGAGCTGGCGGTGCAGCAGGTCGATTTCCTTGAAGTCGCCGCCGGTCTTGTTCTCCTTGAGGATCAGCTGGACCAGCCGCGCCTCCAGGGCGCCGCCGATGCGCTCGACGCTGTCCGCGCGGTCCCATTCGTCGCGGTTCTTCCAGGTGTGCAGGGTCTTTTCGTTCTCGCCGGTGGCTTCGGCGATTTCGCAGATGCGCCACCCCATCCAGTAGAGGAATTTGGCCTGGCGGCGGGTGTCGAGGGGCAGGAGTTCGATGGCAGTCATGGCGGCGATGCTGCCCGCCCGCGCGCGCCGCCGTTACCGGCCGCCCCTGTAGCGCCGCCCGCTACAACCCCGCGTCGTTGCCGCTACGGCGGTGCCTACCGACTATGCCCTCACTGCATCGCCACTCTCCCGGCCCCCACTTTGAGGACATCCCCCCATGAAGAAATACCGCTCCAAATGGTTCCGCGTCGCCGTCGAGGGCGCGACCACCGACGGCCGCAACATCGAGCGCGCCTGGATCGAGGACATGGCCACCACCTACGACCGCACCAAGTACGGCGCGCGGATCTGGATGGAGCATTACCGCAGCGCCCTGCCGGACAGTCCGTTCCGCGCCTACGGCGACGTCCTGGCGGCCAAGGCCGAGGAGGTGGAGATCGACGGCCAGAAGCGCCTGGCCCTGTTCGCGCAGATAGAGCCGACCGACGACCTGGTCAATATGGTCAACAAGCTCAAGCAGAAGATTTTCACCAGCATCGAGATCACCCCGAAGTTCGCCGACAGCGGCCGTGCCTACTTATCCGGCCTGGCAGTCACCGACTCCCCGGCCAGCCTCGGCACCGAGATGCTCGCCTTCAGCGCCCAGAACCCCGACGCCTCGCCGCTCAAGGGCCGCAAGCAGAACGCGGACGCCCTGTTCAGCGTGGCCACCGAGACGCTGCTGGAGTTCGAGGAAGTCGAGGACAAGCCGGGAATCGGCGCGGCGCTGTTCGCCCGGGTGCAGGAACTGCTCAAGGGCGGCAAGGAGAAGACCGACGGCGAGTTCGCCCAGGTCGGCCAGGCCGTCGAGGCCATCGCCGAGCACGTCAAGCAGCAGGCCGAGGCTTTCGCCGTCGAGCAACAGACCACCGCCGCCCTGCGGGCCGAGCTGAACCAGGTCAAGGCCGACTTCACCGAGCTGAAGACCCGCCTCGGCACCACCCAGGACCACAGCCAGCAGCAGCGCCCACCGGCCACCGGCAGCAACGGCCAGACCTTGGCCGACTTCTAAGCCGCCACCACTACGGAGCACCCCATGCGCAAAGAAACCCGCCAAGCCTTCAACGGCTACCTGATCCAGGTGGCCAAGCTCAACGCCGTCGACTCTGCGACCGAGAAGTTCACCGTCACCCCGGCTGTCCAGCAGCGCCTGGAAACCAAGATCCAGGAGTCGAGCGACTTCCTGCGCCGCATCAACATCGTCCCGGTGACCGATCAGGAGGGCGAGGCCATTCTGCTGGGCGTCAACGGCCCCATCGCCAGTCGCACCAACACCGCGGCCGGCAACCGCCGCAACCCGGCCGAGCGTGTCGTCCTGACCAAGGACAGCTACAGCTGCAAGCAGACCAACTTCGACAGCGCTTTCCCCTATGCGCGGGTCGACGCCTGGGCACGCTTCCCGGACTTCCAGGTCCGTCTGCAGAGCGCTATCGCCGCGCGGCAGGCCCTCGACCGCATCATGATCGGCTTCAACGGTACCAGTGCCGCCGCTGCGACCGACATCGGCACCAACCCGCTGCTGCAGGACGTCAACATCGGCTGGCTGCAGAAGATCCGCACCGGCGCCCCCGAGCGCGTGCTCGACGAGGTGGTCGCCGCCTCCGGCGAGGTCACCATCGGTGCCACCGGCAACTACAAGAACCTCGACGGTCTGGTCTACGACGCCGTGCAGATGCTCGATCCCTGGCACCGTGCGCGCCCGGACCTGGTCGTGCTGGTGTCCCGCGACCTGCTGCACGGCAAGCTGCTGGCCGCCGTCGAGAAGGGCGCCGCCTCCAACCAGGAGGAGAACGCCGCCGACGAGATCGTCGCCAAGTCCCGCCTGGGCGGCTTGCCCATCGTCGACGCGCCGTTCTTCACGGCCGGCACCGTGCTGGTCACCACCCTCGACAACCTGTCGATCTACTACCAGGAAGGCGCGCGTCGTCGGCATATCCGCGACGAGCCCGACTACGACCGCCTCGCTGACTACCAGTCCTCCAACGACGCCTACGTCATTGAGGACTTCGGTCTCTGCGCATTGGTCGAGAATATCGAGGAAGTCTGAGCATGGCCCTGAGCCCCGCCCAACGTAGCCAATTGCGCAAGCGCGCGGCCAAGGAGGCCGCGGCCAGCGCCCCCGCCCACTCCATGGCCGGCGCGACCACCTACGAGCTGCAGCTGCTGCAGCTCGCCCAGGACCGCGCCCGGCTCAAGCAGATCCAGTCCGAGCAGGGCAAGGCCGAGTTGAAACGCCAGCTGCTGCCGGCCTACGCGCCCTACGTCGAGGGCGTGCTGTCCGCCGGGCAGGGCGCCCAGGACGAGGTGCTGACCACCCTGATGGTCTGGCGGATGGATGCCGGCGACTACGCCGGCGCCCTGGACATCGCCGAGTACGTGCTGCGCCACGGGCTGCTCATGCCCGACCGTTTCGCCCGCACCACCGGCTGCCTGGTCGCCGAGGAAATCGCCAACGCCGCCCTCAAGGCGCAGAAGGCCGGCGGCACCTTCGACCTGGCGGTGCTGGAGCGCACTCAAAAACTCACCGCCGCGCAGGACATGCCCGACGAGGCGCGCGCCAAGCTGCTGCTGGCCACCGGGCGCGCCACCCTCGACGGCGAGGCGCCTGGGCTGCCGCGCCTGCTGATCGGCATCGACCTGCTCAAGCGGGCCATCGATCTGCATAGCAGCTGCGGCGGCAAGAAGGACCTGGAGCGCGCCGAGCGCCTCCTGAAGAACATCGCGGCCCCGGAGGCTCCCGAGGCCTCCGCCGCCGCGGACTGAGCGTCCCCACGCGAACCCGGCGGCGCGGGGCCGATCCAGGCAGGTTTCTGCCCCGGTGACGTCCCGCCCACCGCCGAACCTGGAGCACAGCATGAGCGGATTCATCGCCAACGGCGGCAGCACAGAGCCCGTTATCCTGGAAAACGACGGCTGGTTCCCGGACATCGACGCCGATCACCTGCGCGCCGCCCTGCGCCTGGACAGCAGTATCACCGATGCCCGGCTCGAGGTCGCCGCGGTCAACGCCATCATCAGCGTCAACCGCGAACTCGCCGCCTACAAGTCTGGCGAGCAGGCCAATGGCTACGCGGCCCTGGTCGACGTGCCGGCCGTGACCATCAAGGGCGAAAGCGAACTCGTCCACCTCTATCGCCGCGCCGTCTACTGCACTGCCGGCGCCGAGCTGGCCGAGCGCTACCGCAGCTACGACGCCACCGCCGCCGGCAACCAGCGCGCCGACGACCTCACCCCCAGCATCGACGAATACCGCCGCGACGCCCGCTGGGCGATCCGCGATGTGCTCGGCAACGCGCATACCACCGTGGAGCTGATCTGATGGCCGCCGTCATCGCCCACCAGGGCGACACCGTCGACGCCCTCTGCTGGCGGCACTACGGCCGCACCGCCGGCGTGGTCGAGGCGGTGCTCGAGGCCAACCCGGGTCTGGCCGACCTCGGCCCGATCCTGCCCCACGGCCAGCGGGTGACCCTGCCCGAGCAGGCGCCGCAGCCACAAACCCAGACTGTCCAGCTATGGGACTGACCGCAACCAAGGAGCGCGGCATGGCCGACCAAAACCTGTTTCAAGCTGCCGCCATCGAAGCGGCAAAATCCGCCCCCCCTGTGGCTGTCACCAGCGCAGTGATCGCCGGCATGAGCATCAGCGATTGGGTCGCGATCCTGACCGGCATCTATGTGCTGCTGCAGATCGTGGTCCTGGTGCGCAAGCTGTTGCGCGAGCGTAAGGCCGAACGCACAGGAGTGGAGCGGCAATGACCATGCAACGAAGGTTGGCCATCGCTGCCGCCGGGGCGACCCTGAGCATTGCCTCGGTCGTCGTCGCTAATTTCGAGGGGCTGCGTACCAAGGCTTACCGCGACCCGGTAGGCATCCCGACGATCTGCTACGGCCACACGGCTACGGCGCGCATAGGGCAGACCAGAAGTCAGGCCGAGTGCGACGCCTTGTTGCGTGGCGATCTTGGCGACGCCCTGGAGCAGGTCGACCGGCTGGTGACGGTGCCGCTGCCGGTGGAGCGCCGGGCGGCCCTGGCATCCTTCGCCTACAACGTGGGCTCCGGGAGGCTTTCCGGCTCGACGCTGCTGCGCAAGCTCAATGCCGGTGATACGGCCGGTGCCTGCGCGGAGCTGTCCCGCTGGGTCTATGCCGGTGAGGAGAAACTGTCTGGCCTGGTCCAGCGCAGAGCCGCAGAGCGAGAGCTGTGCGAGGTGGGGCTGTGATCCGCCTGATGCTGTTGCTCGCCATGCTGGCCAGTCTCGCCCTCTACGCCTGGGGCGTCGCTCAGCAGCGCGACCGTGCCGAGGCAGCCGCGCAGCAAGCCACCGAGCAGCGCGACCAGCTTGCCCACCAGACCACCACCCTGGCCGCCGACCTGGCCAAGGAACGTGCCGCCCAGGCCGGGCTGCGCGCCACTCAGGACGACCTGCGCGCCGCGCTGGCCCGCCGGCAATCCCTGCTCGAGGACCTCAAACATGAAAACCAGGAACTGCGCGACTGGGCTGCTCGGCCTCTGCCTGACGCTGCCCGCCGGCTGCTCGAGCGTCCCGCCCTCACCGGTGCCGACGCTTACCGTGAGCGCCTGCCCGCTGGTCGTGCCGTGCCGGCTGTCGCCGAGCAGCCCGCGCAGTAACGGCGACCTGCTCGAGGCGCTCGAGCGCACCGAGGCCGCCTGGGCCGAGTGTGCCGCCCAGGTGGACATGGTCTATCGCCATCAGCCCGCACCGAACAACCGATGAGACACCCCCATGGACGAGATTGCCGAACAGATTGACCGCCTCGACGACCTGCTCGCCGAGCTGCACACGCCGCTGCCGCTGCGCCTCCACGTTCGCAGCCTCAAGGAATCGCTGCCGGCGGTGATCGAGGGCCTGAAGGCCGGCTACCTCGCCGCCGGCGGGGAGAATGACTGGGACCTGCGCGCATGAACAAACCCGAATCCCTGCGCGCCCACCTGCTCGCCGCGGTGCCCGAGCTGCGCCACAACCCCGACCGCCTGCTGGTCTTCATCGACAAGGGGCGGCTGCGCAGCACCGCCGCGGGCGGCCTGTCCTTCGAGTACGGCTACACCCTCAACCTGCTGTTCACCGACTACGCCGGGCACCCGGACGCCATCGCCATCCCGCTGCTGGCCTGGCTGCTGGTCAACCAGTCCGAGCTGCTGGTCAACCTGGAAAAGGGCAAGGAGGCCATCCAGTTCGAGGCCGACGTGCTGGCCAACGACAAGGTCGACCTGTCGATCACCCTGCCGCTCACCGAGCGGGTCATCGTCAGGAAGCAGGCCGACGGCACCCTGCAGGTCACCCACGCCGAGGAGCCGCCGTACACCGAGCAGTTGGAGAGCACCCACCTGCAGGTCTTCGCCGACGGCGAGCTGCTCGCCGAATGGGACACCGCCGCCCCGACCGGCGTCGCCCTGGAAACCCCGCACCCGGGGCCGACCCGTCATGGCTGACGATCTGCGTGCCCTCGAGGACTGGGCCGGCGTCCTGCTGGCCAAACTCGGCGCCGGCGAGCGCCGCCAGCTCAACCAGACCATCGCCCGCGACCTGCGCCGCAACCAGCAGCAGCGTATCGCCGCGCAGAAGAACCCGGACGGCACCCCCTACGCCCCGCGCAAGCCCAGGAAGGATCTGCGCGGCAAGGTCGGCCGCGTGCGCCGGCAGATGTTCGCCAAGCTGCGCCAGGCCAAGCACCTCAAGCTGCAGAGCACGGCGGGCAGCATCGCTATCGGCTTCGTCGGCCGCACCGCGCGCCTGGCCCGCGTCCACCAGTACGGCCTGCGCGACCGGGCCGAGCGGGGCGCTCCCGACGTCCAGTACGCCCAGCGGCAGTTGCTCGGCCTCACCGACGCCGACCTGGAGCTGATCCGCGACCGTCTGCTCGAGCACCTGGCCGGCTGACCTCGGCCTGTAGCGCCCGCCGCTACAACCCCGGCCACGCGACACCCGCACCTGCAGCGGGCCAGCATGGTCGCCATGAATACCGCCGACCTTATCCGCCGCCTCGAAAACCTGATCCGCTTCGGCACCGTCGCCGAGGTCGATCCGGCCAAGCCGCGCTGCCGGGTGAAGACCGGCGGTCTGCTCACCGGCTGGCTGCCCTTCTTCGCAGCGCGCGCCGGCGAGGACCGCGAGTGGGACCCGCCGAGCCGCGGCGAACAGTGCATCCTATTCTCGCCCTCCGGCGATCCGGCCACCGGTGCTGTGCTCGTCGGCCTGTACAGCGATGCCTGCCCCGCCCCTGACAACGACCCGAAACGCCACCGCCGCATCTACCGCGACGGCGCGGTGATCGAGTACGACACCGAGAACAGCCAGTACCTGATCGACATTCCGGCCGACGGCAAATACGTCCTGCGCTGTGGTCCGGTGGTCCTCGAGCTGTCGGCCGAGGGCGTGAACATCACCGGCCTGGTCACCGTGAGCGAGGACGTGATCGCGGCCCTGATCAGCCTGATCGGGCACGTCCACGGCGGCGTGCAGAGCGGCTCCGGCACCTCGGATGAACCGCAATGACCGGCATGTCCCGCACCACCGGCCTGGCCATCGCCGACCTCGAGCACCTGCGCCAGTCCATCGCCGACATTCTCACCACCCCGCTGGGCTCGCGCCTGATGCGCCGCGACTACGGCAGCCTGCTGCCCGAACTGATCGACCAGCCGCTCCACGGCGTGACCGTCACGCGCCTCTATGCCGCCAGCGCCGCCGCGCTGATGCGCTGGGAGCCGCGTCTGCGCCTGTCCCGCGTGCAGCTCACCCTCGGCAGCGCGCCGGGCAGCGCCTTTCTCGACATCGAGGGCAGCGAGGTCGACGGCAATGCGCCGCTCAGCCTGCGCGTGCCGCTCAAGATGGGAGCCACCGCATGAGCACTGCCATCGATCTCAGCCTGTTGCCGGCGCCCACCGTCGTCGAGGCGCTGGACTTCGAGTCGATCCTCGCCGAGCGCAAGACCCGCCTGGTCAGCCTCCACCCGGTGGACGAGCAGGTCGACATTGCCGCGCGCCTCGCCCTGGAGTCCGACCCGCTCAACAAGCTGCTGCAGGAAAACGCCTACCGCGAGCTGCTCCTGCGCCAACGCATCAACGACGCGGCCCGCGCCGTCATGCTCGCCTATGCCGTTGGCCCCGACCTCGACCAGTTGGGCGCCCGCGACGACGTCGAGCGCCTGCTGGTCGATCCGGGCGACAGCACGGCCATCCCGCCCCGGGCGCCGGTCTACGAAGACGACACCGCCTTCCGCCGGCGCATCCAGCTCTCGCCGGAGGGCTACACCACCGCCGGCAGCCAGATGAGCTACGTCTACCATGGGCTGAGCGCCGACCCCGACGTCGCCGACATCGAGGCGGTCAGCCCGGTGCCCGGCGTGGTCACCGTCTACGTCCTGGCCCGCAGCGGCGACGGCAGTGCTTCCGAGGAGCTGCTCGCGACCGTCACGGCTGCGCTGAACGCCGAAATGGTGCGGCCGATGACCGACCAGGTCGGCGTGCAGTCGGCCAGCATCGTTACCTATGCCATCGTCGCCGAGCTGGTCCTCTATCCGGGGCCGGATGCTGCCGTGGTGCGCGCCGCCGCCCTGGCCGCGGCCGAGGCCTATGCCGCCGCCCAGCATGCGCTGCGCCGCGACGTGACTCTCTCCGGGCTCTATGCCGCGCTGCACCAGCCCGGCGTGCAGCGGGTCGACCTGACCGCGCCGGCCGCCAACCTGGTGATCGGCAGCGGCGAGGCCAGCCACTGCACCGGCATCACCCTCACCGTGGCGGGGGCGACCGATGTCTGACCTGCTGCCCCCCAACAGCACCGCCCTGGAACGCGCCCTGGCCGAGGTCGGGGCGAGTGCCACCGAGCTGCCGGTGCCGATCCGCGCCCTCTGGGACCCGGACGCCTGCCCCCTCGCGCTGCTGCCCTGGCTCGCCTGGGCCTGGTCGGTGGACGCCTGGGACGACGCCTGGAGCGAGCAGCAGAAGCGCGACACCGTCCGCCAGGCCCTGCCGGTACAGCGCATCAAGGGCACCCTCGGCGCGGTGCGCAAGGCCGTCTCGGCGCTGGGCCCCGAGGTGCGCGTGCAGGAGTGGTTCAACCAATCACCTGCAGGTGCTCCCTACACCTTCCGCCTGCTGGTCGACCTCGACCAGGACAGCCTGACCCAGGCCGAGCAGGCCGGGCTCCTGAAGGTGGTCGAGAGCGCCAAGAACCTGCGCTCGCACCTGGACACCGTGCGGCTCACCGCGACCAGCCAGGCCGGCCTCCGCACCGCCGTGGTCGCCGGCGTCGGCGTCGACTTCGGCGTGACCCACCGCGTGCTCCGCTACGCCGACGGCAGCCCGGCCTTCGACCTGCTGACCGACGCCGCCGAGTACGGCGAGGCCTCGACCGCAGGCGCCCTCGACGACCTGCACACCTTGCTGCACAGCACCTTGACCACCCCGGATTACTGGTGACCCCATGACCGAATCCCTAAGCAGCCGCGTCGCCCGGTTCGAGCACGACCTCGGGATCGCCCATCGCATCGTCCACGGCACGTCCGACGAAACGGTCGAGACCGAGAACGGGCCGCTGCGGACCTTCGCCAAGGCCATGGCCGATTACGAGGCGGAGACCGACACCCTCTACGCGAACCTGCTGGCCCTGATCACCGCGAACGGCGGGACCCAGGCCTATCTCAGCCGTGCCCAGATGGAGGCCGACCTGGCCCAGCCCGACGGCAAGGTGGTGTCGGTGCTGGACGATCCGGACCCGGACAACAACGGCCTGTACTACAAGGTCGGCGAAGCCGGTAGCGGCCTCTGGGCACCGGTACCGGATCAGCCGGCGTCCGAGCGCGACCTGGAGGTGCTTCACCAGGCCGTCGCCGGCGAGATCGCGGCGGCCGACGCGGCGGTGCTGGAGATCGCCCGCGGCGCGCTGGCCGAAGCCGATGACCAGGTGCTGGAAACCGTCCGCGCCGAGCGGGCCGAGTCGAATGCGGCGGTACTGGCCGCGGCGAAGGAACATGCCGATGCGACCGGGGTGACCCGGACCGGCGAGTCGCCCCGGCAAACCTCCGGCGACTTCTACGGCGTTCCCGTCCTGTCCATCCTGGACGCCCTGGGTCTGTCGGCCCTGCTGGTCAACGAACAGGGCGAGGTGGGCATCCCGGCGTTGCTGGCCGGGGAGCTGGTATCGAGCCTGGAGCGCGGCCCCCAGTACAATTACGACTTTGCCATCGTCGACCGGGACGATAACGTCCTCTGCGGCGTACTGAACGGCCAGTGGCTGCAGGCCGGCGGAAGCGAGCTGGCCAACGTCCGTGCCGAACTGGAGGCGGCCGACGCCCAGGTGCTGGGCACGCTGCGCAACGAGTTGGCCGAGGCCGACGTGGCCGTGCTGGAGGCTGCCCGCCGAGAGCTGGCCGAGGGCGATGCCGCGGTGCTGGCCGCGGCGAAGGCACATGCCGATGCGACCGGGATGACCAAAACCGACGAGCCGCTCATGCAAAAAGCCGGAGACTTCTACGGCGTCCCCGTCCTGTCCATTCTGGGGGCACTGGGACTGTCGCCCCTGCTGGTCAACGACCTGGGCGAGGTGGGTATCCCGGCGCTGCTGGCCGGGGAGCTGGTGTCGAGCCTGGAGCGCGGCCCCCAGTACAACTACGACTTCGCCATCGTCGACCGGGACGATAACGTCCTGTGCGGCGTCCTGAACGGTCAATGGCTGCAGTCCGGCCAGGCCGCGCCGGCCGACGATCCGACGGCGCGGGAAATGGAGGCCTATGCCGCGGCGATCCCGGTCGGGTCGTTGGCGAACGACGACTATGCGCCGCTGATCTGGGACCGCAACCATGTCGTCGGCAACGGGCAAAGCCTCATGTACGGCCAGGAAGCCTGGCCGGCGCTGTCGAAAACGCCGCGCTATGGCAACCTGATGCTCGGCGATGCCGTCCGCCCGCTCAGTGCCACGGACACGACCTTTACGCCCTTGGGCGGGGCGGCCTTCAAGCCGCTGGTCGCGACCAATCGGGATTACTCGAACGGGGCACTCCTGACGGACGAGCAAGTGGCCGCATTGGCCCCAGGCAGCAATGCGGCGGGCGAGACGCCGCTCGAGGCGCTCGCCGCCGGCCTCAAGCGCGGCCTCAACGACCGCCTGCAGACCCTGAACGACGCCCGCGCCCTGGTGGTCAGCAACGTGGCCGTGCCGGGCCGCACGATCGAGCAGTTGAGCAAGGGGGCGAGCCCCCATCTGTACAACCGCTACCTGACCTGCCTGTCGACCGCCAAGGGCCTCGCCGACGCCGAGGGAAAGTCCTACGGGGTGGCCGTCGTGGCGTTGATGCAGGGCGAGTACAACTACGACCCGGTGAACGGCGGCACCCAAAACGAGGAGGCCTACAAGGCCCTGATGCTGCAGTGGGTCGACGACCATGCGGCCGATGCCCTGGCGATCACTGGCCAGGCGCGGGAACCGCTGTTCCTGACCTACCAGACGACGGCGGCCTGGACCCGCGACACCGACAACCTGTCGATCGGCATGGCCCAGTGGCTGGCGACCAAGGAGCGCGCCAACCTGTACCTGGTCGCGCCGTCCTACCCGGTCACCGACAAGGGCGGCCACCTGGACGCCAACGGGTCGCGCTGGATGGGCTGGCAGTTCGCCAAGGTCGCCACCTGGTCGTCGGTCCACCGGCGCCGCTGGCGACCGCTGGAGCCGGTGCAGATCCGCCAGGTCGGCAAGGCGATCTACGTCGCCTATCACGTCCCCCATCCGCCGCTGCGCTTCGCCGACATCTACGTCGGCAGCGCCGCGACGACCTATGCCGCGAAGGGCTTTCGCGTGCAGGACGACACCGGCTACCTCTCGATTTCCGGCGTCGAGATCGTCTCGCCGCACGTCGTCAAGCTGAGCCTGACCCGCGAGCCGACCGGCACAGCCTATGTCTGGTACGCCGACAAGACCGTGCACAACGGCGGCGGCAACCTCGCCGACTCCGACCCGACCCGATCCGACGACCTCTACCAGTACCTGCCGGACTCCGGCATGTACGCCGGCGCGAACCTCGCCGAGCGGGTCGACCGGCCCTATCCCCTCGCCAACTTTTCCATCGCCTACCGCCTGCCGGTAGGCTTCGCGGAGTAACGATATGACCGTCCTCATCCGTCTCGATGCCAATTTCCCCAATAGCACCCTGCCCAAGCTGGTCCCGGTCGTGGCGGGCTTTTCCAAGCTCGGACTGCAGGGGCTGTACCTGTTCGAGGAGGGCGAGAACGGGCAGGCGCACAGCGGCACCTTCCAGGACAGCTCCGGCAACGGCAAACATGCGAGCCTGCGCGGCAACTGGTTGCAGCCGACCAAGCAGGCCTACGGCATGCAGGCCGCCGCCGGCGGCCTGGGCCTCAATACGGGCATCCCGATCGGCCAGAAAATCACGATCGTCATGGCCGCCCGCTTCAACGAGCCGGACCCGGCGACCAACGTCTATCCGACGATCTTCGGCGCGGCGGCAGCGCTGGCCCCCACCATCGGCGCCTCCGCCAACCTCTCGTCGGGCAAGGGGCTGATCAACGCGCAACTGATCCCGGGGACGGGTTCGCCGACCCTCGACGGCGACTGGGGCGTCTATCGCTACGGCGGCGTGGTCGTCGGCGACAGCACCGTGCGCAAATCCTTCCCGGGCTCGGCCGGTCATGCGAACAGCCCGGCGCTGATCGGCTTCACCTATGACGCCACGACCGGCTTCCTGCTCGCCAAGCATTCCGGCGGGGAGTTCAGAACGACCCAGGCCGCGGCGCTGTTCGCCGCCGACGGCAGCGACAGCGTGTCGTTCGGCCTGATGCAGGGCGCCGCCAGCCACGCGCTCGCCGCCGGCGGCGAGATCTACCTGGCAGCGGTCTACGCCGACAGCTCCGAGACCCTGCTCGACGAGGTCATGGCCGCGGCCCGCGTGCGCCTCGAGGCGCGCGGCGTCTCGCCGCTGTTCTGAGGAGCGATCCATGGCCTACGGCTCGATCCACACGAAATACGGCCTGCTCGCCATGGCCCGCGCCGAGGCGCAGGGCGTGCCGATCAGCCTCACCCACATGGCGGTCGGCGACGGCAACGGCAACCCGGTGGTGCCGGACTGGGAGCAGACCGGCCTGGTCCGCGAGCGCTACCGGGCGTCGATCAACCGCGTCTACCAGGACCCGGACGACCCGACCCTGTTCACCGCCGAGTTGGTCCTCCCGGCCAGCGAGGGCGGCTACGTGCTGCGCGAGATCGCCGCGTTCGACAATACCGGCGCGCTGTTCGTGGTCGGCAACCTGCCGGACATCTACAAGCCGGTGCTCGAGGACGGAGTGTTCGGCGATGCGGTGCTGCGCCTGCAGTTCGTGGTCAGCAATGCCGAGGTGGTCAACGTCTTCGTCGACCCTAACGTCGCCGTCGCCTCGCAGACCTGGGTGATCAACAACATCACCGCGGCGACCCTCATCCCGGGCGGCACCGTCGGCCAGTTGCTGGGCAAGTCCAGCAATGCCGACGGCGACTACCAGTGGCAGAACCCGGACGCGATCAGCGTCACCGTCGACACCGTCGCCGAGAAGCAGCTGCTCGCCGCCGGGCAGACCGTCGTCGACCTGGCTCTCACCACCACCTACGGCCTGGCCGTGTACGTCGACGGCCTGCGTATCGACCTGGGCAGCGGCGCCGGCGAGTGGCTGCCGGACGAGAGCCTGGAAACCCGCCTGCACCTGGGCCAGAGCTACCCGGCCGGCACCCGCATCACCCTGGTCCAGAACGAGCCGGCCGGCAGCGCCGGGGCGCCGCTCGAGCGCAGCCAGAACCTCGCCGACGTCCTGGACAAGGCGGCCTCCCGCGAGAACCTCGAGGTCTACAGCAAGGCCGAGGTCAACCAGCGGGTCCGCCAGCCGGGCGACATCTATCACACCGCCGCCGCCACGCCGGGCCCCTTCGGGCTCAAGGCCAACGGCGCGGCGGTCAGCCGCACGGTCTATGCGGTGCTGTTCGCCCGGCTCGGCACGCGCTTTGGGTCCGGCGACGGCTTCACCACCTTCAACCTGCCGGACCTGCGCGGCGAGTTCGTGCGCGGATGGGACGACGGGCGGGGGGTGGACGGTGGCCGCGAGCTGGGCAGCTACCAGGGCGGGGCCCTCCAACTCCATGGCCACAGCGGTAGCGCCGCGACGGCCGGCAAGCACGGCCACACCGGAAAGACCAGCACGGGAGGGCGACACAGCCACAGCATGACCTTCATGCGCGATCGCGCCACGACAGATCCCGGAAATGCCGTGATGGGCGACGAGAACTACTACGGCGAGCAGACACACACGACATCGGAGGCGGGTGATCACAGTCACAGCCTGTCGATCGACCAGGGCGGCGAGCACAGCCATAGCATCACCATCGGATCCACCGGCGGCGCGGAAACCCGCCCGCGCAACGTGGCCCTGCTGGCCTGTATCGCCTTCTGAGGAGAGAGACCATGATCGTCTACCAGTACAGCCCCGCCGGCCTCTATCAGGGCGAAACCGTGGCCGACGAGTCGCCGCTCGAGCCCGGCGTCTGGCTGATGCCGGCGCGCACCACCACCGTCCCGCCGCCGGCGGAATGGCCCGAGGACCGCTGGCCGCGCTGGAACGGCGTGGCCTGGGCGCTGGTCAACAAGCCCCAGGCGCCGGCCGCCCCCGATCCGGTCGCCAAGCTCGCCGCTTTCCTCAACGAAAACCCCGACGTCGCCGCGCTGCTGCAGCAATCCGCCTGACCGCGCCCTGTAGCGCCGCCCGCTACAACCCCCAGCGCTACCCGATCCACCGCCCCCACGCCACCCTGCGCAGGACATACCTCTGCGCAGGAACCCCCCATGCCAGTCGATTACCATCACGGCATACGCGTCGTCGAAGCCAGCGACGGCACGCGCCCGATCCGCACCGTTTCCACAGCCGTCGTCGGCGTCGTCTGCACCGGCAGCGATGCCGATGCCGCGGCCTTTCCGCTCGATACGCCGGTCCTGGTGACCAATCCCCAGGCCTCGGCCGGCAAGGCCGGCGAGCTGGGCACCCTGGCGAGTACGCTGGACGCTATCGCCGACCAGACCAACGCCCTGACCGTCGTGGTGCGCGTGGCCGACGGCGCCGGCGCCGATGCCGAGGCCATCGCGGCCGACCAGGCCACCAAGATCATCGGCACCACCACCGCCGGCGGCCAGATGACCGGCCTCAAGGCCCTGCTGGCCGCCCAGGCCCGGCTCGGTGTCAAGCCGCGCATCCTCGGCGTGCCGGGGCTCGACAGCCTGGCTGTGGCCACCGAACTGGCCGCCATCGCCCAGAAGCTGCGCGGCTTCGCCTACGCCTCGGCCTGGGAGTGCGCGACCAAGGAAGAGGCCGTCGCCTACCGGGAGGGCTTCGGGCAGCGCGAGCTGATGCTCCTCTGGCCGGACTTCATCAGCTGGGACACCGTCGGCAGTGCCGACCAGGCGGCCCCGGCGGTCGCCCGTGCCCTCGGCCTGCGCGCCAAGATCGACCAGGAAGTGGGCTGGCACAAGACGCTCTCCAACGTCCCGGTCAACGGCGTCACCGGCATCGGCGCCGACGTGTTCTGGGACCTGCAGGACCCGGCCACCGACGCCGGCTACCTCAACGCCGCCGACGTCACCACCCTGATCCGCCGCGACGGCTTCCGCTTCTGGGGCTCGCGCACCTGCAGCGCCGACCCGCTGTTCGCCTTCGAGTCCGCCACCCGCACCGCCCAGGTGCTGGCCGACACCGTCGCCGAGGCGCACCTGTGGGCGGTGGACAAGCCCCTGCACCCGACCCTGGTGCGCGACATCCTCGAGGGCGTCAACGCCAAGCTCCGCGAGCTCAAGCGTCTGGGGTACCTCATCGACGGCGAGGCCTGGTACGACGAGAGCTTGAACGACGCTGCCACCCTCAAGGCCGGCAAGCTCTACATCGCCTACGACTACACCCCGGTCCCGCCGCTCGAGGACCTGACGTTCCAGCAGCGGATCACCGACCGCTACCTGGCCACCTTCGCCAGCCGCATCACTGCCTGATTCTGAGCCCGGCGCCCGGCGCCGGGGCCGCACCCGACAGAGGAGCCCGCCATGGGACTGCCCCGCAAACTCAAGAACCTGAACCTGTTCAACGACGGCAACAGCTATTTGGGCGAGAGCAAGACCGCCACCCTGCCGCCCCTGGCCCGCAAGATGGAGAGCTACCGCGGCGGTGGCATGAACGGCCCGGTGAAGGTCGACCACGGCTTCAGCGACGACGGCCTGCAGTTCGAGTGGACTCTCGGCGGCCTCGACCTGACCGTGCTGCGCCAGTTCGGCATCACGACCGCCGACGGCGTGCTGCTGCGCTTCGCCGGCGCCTACCAGCGCGACGACACCGGTGAGGTCACCGCCGTGGAGATCGTCGTCCGTGGCCGGCACGAGGAAATCAACCTGGGCGACGCCGAGCCGGGCGAAGACACCGAGGTCAGCATCGTGACCACCTGCAGCTACTACAAGCTGATCGTCAACGGCGTCACCGAGATCGAAATCGACCTGCTCAACATGATCGAGACGGTCGGCGGCGTCGACCGCCTGGCCGAGCAGCGCCGCGCCATCGGCCTGTAAGGCATGCCAGGCCACCTGCCGCCGGCGCGCTCGCCGGCCCCACCCCGCACAACCAGGAACACCACCATGACCAGCACCACCAAGACCGTCACCCTCGACACCCCGATCCAGCGCGGCGAGCAGACCATCACCGCCATCGAGCTGCGCAAGCCGGACTCCGGCAGCCTGCGCGGCGTCACCCTCACCGACGTGCTGCAGATGGACGTCAACGCCCTGATCACCGTCCTGCCGCGCCTCAGCAGCCCGGCGCTGACCAAGCCGGAGCTGATGCAGATGGACCCGGCCGACCTACTGCAGCTGGGCGGCGAGGTCGCCGGTTTTTTGCTGCCGAAGTCGGCGCAGGTGGATGCCTTCCCCGCCGCGTAGAGGACGCCATGGCGGACATCGCCGTGATCTTCCACTGGGGCCCGGCGGACCTGGAGCCGTTGAGCCTCACCGACCTGATGGAGTGGCGCGAGCGCGCCCGGCAGCGCAGCGGAGCAGAGGACAAGAAGCATGGCACGTGACTTGAAACTCCAGGTGCTGCTGAGCGCGGTGGACAAGATCACCGCGCCGCTCCGGCGCATCGCCCAGGGCAGCGGCGCCGTGGCCCAGGCCCTGAAGGCCAGCCGCGAGCAGCTCAAGCAGCTCAACGCCCAGCAGCGCGACGTCTCCAGTTTTCGAACGCTGAAGTCCGCCAGTCAGGAGACGGCCACTGCCCTGGCGGCCAGCCAGGCCCGGGTACGCGAGCTGGCCCAGGCGGTCGCCGCCGCCGAAGCGCCCAGCCGCAAGCTGAGCGCCGAATTCAAACGCGCCCAGCGCGAGGCCCAGGCGCTCAAGCAGAAGCACGGCGAGCAGCAGCGCGAACTCCAGGGCCTGCGCGGCCGGCTCGGCGAGGCCGGCATCAGCACCCGCAACCTCGGAAACCATGAGCGCGAGCTGCGGCAGCGCATCGCCGACACCAATCGAACGATCAACCAGCATACCGAGCGCCTGCGTCGCGCCACCGAACAGCAGCAGAGTCTGGCCAAGGCCCAGGAGGCCTACAACCGGGCCCAGAACATAGCCGGCAAGCTCGCCGTCGGCGGTGCCTCAATGGCTGCCACCGGCGCCGTCGTGGGGGCACCCATCCTTTCGATAGTCAAGGACTACGCCGCCTTCGAGGACGCCATGCTCGGCGTCGCCAAACAGGTCGAGGGCGCACGGGACGCCAACGGGCAGCTCACCGCCACTTATTACGAGATGGGGGCAGGCATCAAGGAGATGGCCACCCGCATTCCCATGGCCACCACCGAAATCGCCGCCCTGGTCGAGGCCGGCGCGCGCATGGGCATCCAGGGAAAGGAAAACCTGCTGCGCTTTGCCGAGACCACTGCCATCGCCGCCACCGCCTTCGACCTTCCGGTCGAGGAAGTCGGCGACAACATGGGCAAGATCGCCAACCTCTACAAGATCCCCATCGAAAACATCGGGCAACTGGGCGACACCATCAACTGGCTCGACGACAGCGCTCTGTCCAAAGGGGGCGACATCATCGACGTGATGCAGCGCATGGCCGGCATCGCCACCAGCGCCGGCATGAGCTTCAAGGAAGCGGCGGCTCTGGGCAGCACCTTCCTGACCATGGGTTCCACCTCCGAAGTGGCCGGCACGGCCGCCAACGCCATGATCCGCGAGCTGTCCATCGCCGAGATGCAGAGCAAGAGTTTCCAGAAGGGCCTCGGCATGCTCGGCCTGAACGCGGCCACCATCCAGAAGAGCATGAGCAAGGACGCCACCGGCACCATCATCAAGACGCTGGAGGCCATCAAGAAGCTCGCCCCGGAAAAGCAGATGACCGCCTCCACCTTGCTGTTCGGCAAGGAGTACGGCGACGACGCCGCCAAGCTGGCCAACAACCTCGACGAATACCGCCGCCAGCTCCAGTTGGTGAACGCCGAGCAGGCCAAGGGCTCGATGCTGCGCGAGTCCGACGCCAAGAACCAGAACCTCTCGGCGCGCTGGATGATGCTGCAGAACAAGCTCTTCAACCAGTCGAGCGCCCTCGGCGCGAGCATGGCCCAGCCGCTGATCGAGCTGATGGATACTGTCGGTGGCATGGTCGATCGAGTCACGGCTTGGACCAAGGCCAACCCTGAGTTGACCGCCACCCTCGTCAAGGCGGCGGCCTTAGTCAGCGCGCTGGCGATCGGCGGCGGCACCCTGGCTCTGATCCTCGCCGGCTTGGTCGGTCCCCTCGCCATGGCCAAGCTGGGGATGGCCACCTTCGGCATCACCACCAGCGCCGCCCTGGGGCCGGTTCTGCTGATCATCGGCGCCGTCGCCGTGTTGGCTGCAGGCGCCTACCTGGTCTGGCAGAACTGGGGCACCCTCGGGCCGAAGTTCGCCGCGCTCTGGGAGGGCATCAAGAGCCAGTTCGGCAGCCTGATGACCTGGTTCGCCGGCCTGCCGGAACGCTTCAAGCAGTTCGGCGCCGACATTCTCCAGGGCTTGGCCAACGGTATCACCGGGGCGTTCGGTAGCGTCAAAGAGGCCATCACCGGGGCAGGTGGCGCAGCCATCGATTGGTTCAAGGAAAAGCTCGGCATCCATAGCCCGTCGCGGGTTTTCTCCCAGTTGGGCGAATACACCATGCAGGGCCTGGAGCAGGGCATCGGTGCTGCGATGAGCGGGCCTCTGGAGGCTATCCAGGAGGTCAGCAAGTCGCTCGCCAGCGAAGCCGCGAAAGCCATGGAGCTGACCCTGCCGACCGACGCGGTTGAGAGCCCCACGCAGAACGTCCTGCTGAACATCGAGAATATGCAGGTCTCCCTGATCGGCATCAGCCGCCTGTTTGCGCAGTTCGGTACCGCGATCCGTGCCGTCGGTAGCGCGCTCATGATGCTGGCTGCCAGCCCGGTTGCCCTCGTGATCGCTGGAATCGCCGCGGCCATCGGCGGTGCCGCGTATCTAATCTGGAATAACTGGGGCACCCTGGGGCCGAAGTTCGCCGTGCTGTGGGAGGGCATCAAGGTACAGTTCGGCAGCCTGATGACCTGGTTCGCTAGCCTGCCGGAACGCTTCAGGCAATTCGGCGCCGACATCCTCCAGGGCCTGGCCAGCGGCATTACCGGCGCGCTCGGCAGCGTCAAGGAGGCCATCACCGGGGCTGGTGGCGCAGCTATTGGCTGGTTCAAGGAAAAGCTCGGCATCCACTCGCCCTCCCGTGTCTTTGCCCAGTTGGGCGGCTACACCATGCAGGGCCTCGAGCAGGGGCTGGTGGCCGGGCAGGGCGGGCCGCTCGGGGCCATCGCCGGCTTGGGCAAGCAGCTGGCCCAGGCCGGCGCGCTCGCCGTGGGCGTGGGCGGTGCCGGCAGCGCGCTGGCGATCGACAACCGCCCGCCATTGGCCGCCAGCGCCTCGGCGCCAATCATCGTCCAGGGCGACACCATCACCATTCACGTCAGCGCCGCCGGCGGCCAGGCGAACGACCTGGCACAGCAGATCAACCGCATCCTCGACGAGCGCGAGCGCGCCAAGGCCGCTCGCGTGCGTTCCCGCCTGCACGACCAGGAGTGACCCGCCATGATGATGGCCCTCGGCATGTTCGTTTTCGGCCTGGAAACCCTGGCCTACCAGGAGTTCCAGCGGCAGACCGACTGGCGCCACGGCAGCACCAGCCGTATCGGTATCCGCCCGGCGCGGCAGTATCTGGGGCCGGGGGATGACGCTATCACCCTGCCCGGCATCCTGCTGCCCGAGCTGGCCGGCAGCCAGCTCAGCCTCGATGTCATCCGCGAGATGGGCGACAGCGGCAAGGCTTGGCCGCTGGTGGATGGCAGCGGTCGCATCTATGGCCTATGGATCATCGAGAGCCTCAGCGAGACGCGCACTCTGTTCTTCCAGGACGGCGCCGCCCGGCGCATCGAGTTCACCATCAGCCTGAAGCGGATAGACGATGACCGGGTCGATCTGCTCGGCAGCCTCCTCGGCGGCGCGGGCGATCTGCTCCAGGGGCTGCTGTAATGGCCCGCCCGGATGCCGCGGCCTACACGTCCCCGATCTGCCGTGTGGTGGTGGACGGCCGGGATATCACCGCCGCCGTCGTGCAGCGCCTGATCGGCATTACCCTCACCGACAACCGCGGCCTCGAGGCCGACACCCTCGACCTCCAGCTGAGCGATCATGACGGATTGCTGGCCATCCCACCTCGGGGCGTCACCGTGCAGCTCTGGCTGGGCTGGAGCGATAGCGGCCTGACCTACAAAGGCAGCTACACGGTGGACGAGACGGAGCACAGCGGTGCGCCTGACGTGCTGTCCATCCGCGCCCGCTCCGCCGACCTGCGCAAGGGACTGAAGACCAAGCGGGAGCGCAGCTGGGATGCCGTGACCCTGGGTGACGTGATCAAGGCCATCGCCAGCGGCAACGGGCTGGAGGCCGTCATCGCGCCGAGCCTCGCGCAGATCCCGCTGACCCACCTGGACCAGGCCAACGAGAGCGACGCCAACCTGCTGGCCCGCCTGGGCGAGCAGCACGACGCCATCGCCACCGTGAAGGCCGGCAAGCTGCTGTTCATGCCGGCGGGGAAGAGCACCACCGCCAGTGGACTCCCGCTGCCGCATATCACCCTGACCCGGGCGGACGGCGACCAGCACCGCCTCCTGCAGGCCGACCGCGATAGCTACAGCGGCGTGCGCGCCTACTACTACGAGCTCAACAGCGCCGAGAAGAAAGAAGCCATTGCCGGCGGGGAGGACAACCTCAAGGACCTACGCCACGTCTACACCGACCAGGCCAGCGCTCTCAACGCCGCCCGGGCCGAATGGAGCCGCCTGCAGCGCGGCACCGCCACCCTCAGCTACACCCTGGCCAAGGGCCGGCCGGACCTCATCCCCGAGCTGACCTACTCGCTGACCGGCATCAAGGCCGAGATCGCCGCCATCACCTGGCTCGGCTCTCATGTCGCACACAGCTTCACGGCCGATGCCTACACCACCAGTCTGGAGCTGGAGTCCAAGCTGCCGGATGCGGATGAAATCCTCGACCTGGCGGATGAGGCCGGAGACTACACCGGCGTGCTGGCCTGGTACCGGGACGAGAAGACCGGCAAGCAGCACAAGGTCACCGCTGGCGACCAGACCCGACCAAAGCGTCTGACGCACCTGTACGCAAGCAAGGGCAGCGCGGAGCGGGCGGTGGAGCGGGAGTGGAAGCGTTGGCAGACCGGTTAATAGCCCCGGATACGAAAAGCCTTTAACTTGACGTTGCTGACGGGGCAAATATGGCATCCCGTTGAGATATACCTCAACGGGACACATTCAGTCTTGCAGACTCCGATCAATCATTTGGTGTTAGCGTTGCTCCCGACTTCTGCGTTGCGGACTTCTCTACCACAGCGTACCGGAAGCGTTGGATCGCTTTTATTTTTCCGGGACTCTTTCCAGAAATCTTTCGGTTGTTTGGCAGATAACAAAATCCCCTTTGACGTGCTCTACATAGTCATAATCAATATCGGGAGACCAAACGAAGTGGAACTCCTTGAATAGTCTCGACAGCCACCAGGATAGAGATGCCGACGTGCCCCCTCGCTCAAAGAACGAGTTCCCAAAACAGATAGCCCTTTGTGGAAGCAAGGCACTATCATTATTCCATACTCGCTTGATACCAATGTGACCTTGGGCTGGGTCGGACGATGTGATCAGTTGAGAAGGAAGAGCCAACGTTCCGTTGATTTCGACCTGGTCCAATACTTCCAATGGCTCGACAAGCTCGTCTGGAAATCCATCGAATCGCTTGGCCAAGTCTCCAATAAACTGTAGATGTTTAGATATCACCTTTCGGCATGCGATCCTATGCCCTGTGAGGTTCTCGCTTATTGCGACAGCGATTTGCATGGCGCCGTACGTCGATAAGTGGGTGTCTTGCTTTCGAAAAAAACCTTCCGGGGAGAACGAGTTACTCAGCAATTTGTGACAATCAAGCACTTTCGAGTTGTCACTTAATTGATTCAGCAGGCCACTCCATATGGCACTAGGGCCGGATATGCCGTATGGAACCAATTTTGGCGTCAATGACGATTTTTCCGGAATAAATACTTGAATATATCCTGCGTCATGCTGGGCGCACCAGGCAGATCTTTGCGCTATAACCTCTGCCCAGCCACTCAATACGCCATCGGCAGCTTTTGGTTTTCGGTATATATCAACAAGATTGTTGGTTCCTTTGTAGAGGAAATAATGTCCGCCTGCACCAACAATGGCGACATTGTCTTTCGAGATTGCCCCATAACGAAGATATGACTGCTCCTCTGTTTTTTCGTGAGGAGTTCTATTCAGGGTCTTTTCGGCTATCGCCATGAGCCGCCCAGCCTCTTGCGGTTTCATGCTCATGACCATGCGTGCCAATTTGGCGTCTGGCATACCTACAATATGGCTTGCAGCCAAAATGGGCTCCCAGATTTCCAGATCGATGTGGTGATCCCCATTGCGCCACACTACCTTGATATCCTGGGTTGCCAGCTCTTCAAGTGAGAATCCATCGGGAATGACACATCGAAATCCTTTTCGCTGAGATTGGTCGGCAAAGTCTGCCCGGCCAGAATTTGGTTCGACCTCTGCCACAAGCCTTTCTTTACGCCATACCTCAATTTTTCCAAGTGGACCGTCGCCGACGCCTATCCAACCTTGAATGGCAGGAGAGGCTACGAAATCTATGCATCCTTTCATAGTTAACTAGCTCCAAGTATTACGAACCACGTATCTGAACGTAAACCTGATCGTAGAATAGGCACATTGTTTCAGCCGCGCTAGATGGACTTTTGGTGAGGTCCATATCGTTCTGATTCGATGTCTGGAAGGTAGTAGTGGACTGAAGAACCTCGTCAAGGACGAGATCGCCACCATCGCCTGGCTGGGCGCCCACGTCACGGCCGGCGACCAGACCCGACCAAAGCGGTTGACGGCGCTCTACACGAGCAAGGTGGCGGCGGAGCGGGCAGTGGAGCAGGAGTGGAAGAAGATGCAGGCGGCCCGGTCAGGCGTTTGAGGTTGCCGGTCCAACAAAGTGCAATTTTTGCACTATGCAACCATTGCACTCATACTGCGCCCATGCCGACGATCAAACGCCTACCGACCTGCACCATCACCCTCTACGCCGGGGACCATCTGCCGCCGCACTTCCATGTACGCATGCAGGACGGCCGCGAAACCTTGGTGGAAATCGCCAACCTATCCGTGCTGTCCGGTCGCATCGCCCGCCGGGAACTGGCGGCAGCCCTGGCCTGGGCCGCCGAGAATCAAGCGCTGTTGAGCGCCAAATGGGAGGAGCTGAACCCATGAGCAACCGCCATTTCACCCTGACCGGCGTCGAAGTCGTGGCGCCTTCCTCCTTGCACCTGGCCTACGCCGACGGCGCACGACTGACGGTCGACCTGGCCGACACCATCGCCCGTCATCCCACCTTGGCTCCCCTGGCCGATCCGGCGGTGTTCGCCACCGCGGCAGTCGGCGAATGGGGCGGCAGTGTGGTCTGGAACAACGATGACGACCTGGAGCTGGCCGCCGACAACCTGCGCGCCCGCGCCGTGGAACAAGCCGGCGGCTACTCACACGAGCTGATTTGGAACTGGATGGCCCGGCACAAGTTAAGCCTGGATAGCGCCGCCGAGGCCCTGGGGCTGAGCCGCCGAATGCTCGCCTACTACCGCAGCGGCGCCAAGCCGGTACCGCGTACCGTAGCCCTGGCCCTGCTGGGCTGGGAAGTCGAGCAGCACAGAGCCGCTTGATCATGTAGGCCGGAAGAAAAGCATGTGAGTGACTATATTCGAATTTGCCGACTTTTATGAGGTGGTACGTATGTTTTTGCAAACATATGGGAAAGAGATTGTGGCTCTTGTTGTGCCGTTAATTACTTGGGGGTTGAATACCTTCTTACGCTCACGTGCACGACTTAATGTTGCAGCGCCACATAGTTTTACATTCCTTATTCAGCAGCCACTCATGGATAACTCTGGAAATCAGGTTTCGCCTACACAAACTATCCATACGAATTCGTTTGTTGTATATAACGATGGCAGGGATACGGCTACTAAAATTGAGATTGTGTTAAACTGGAAGCCTATGTGTATTAATATATGGCCATCTCGCCATTATGAGGAGCATCTTGAGCAAGATAGGCGCTATGTGCTGATTTTTCCAAGCTTGTCTCCAGGCGAAATGCTTGGATGTGAGATTCTTTCGATCAATGCTGAGCTTCCTGCCCTAATTACAGTGCGTAGTGATCAGTGTGCTGCGAAGTTTGTAAAGGTATATCCGCAGCCTATAGCAAGCCAGGCTAAGCGGCGTACGCTAGCATTCTTCTTATTTGCCGGATTGGCGGCTGTTGTTTATATTGGGATAATACTAGTCCAGTTGCTGGTACTTAAGACACCGCTTGGATTTTAGGTGGTATCGGCCAAGTTTTGATTTGCTTTGGGGTGAGGTTGTATTTTTTAGTATTTGGTAGACTCTCAAAGATATAGAAAAAGGTTTGTTAATATTGAGGGTAGGCCATCAAAAAGATTGCTGCGAATAGAAATAATGACGCATACGACGCCAAATATTACCCAGGAAATCTTGGTTAGGACACCCAATGATCTTTTTGCATTTTTAATTGATTTTTTTAGCAAGCTGTCTGATTCTTTGATGGCTGCCTTAATTTCTTCTAGTCCAATTATGATGTCATCGTACTTTTTAAACGAATGCTCTATCTGTGCCCACAAGAAATCGAGGTATTTTTGGGTGCTTTTATTTTGAGCTGTGACCATCCAGGTGCTAATTAACATACCTAAGGCCACCAAAATGAAGTCCCATGTATTTCCGGCAAACCTTAAAAGGGCGCCTATGGCAATCATTACACCAGGTATGGCAAAAGCCTTACCCTGCTGAGACATAATTGAGTCTTGAATCTTGCTCAAATAATTGATTCTTTCTGACTCGATTTCACTGATTGTCTTGTTTACCGAAAACTTGCTGACGTAAATTTTGTATCTGCTGTCATAATTTTTTGAAAATTCAGCAGTTCTCCCCATTAGATCTTTGACTGAAATAGTCTCTGCTCCAGAGAGCATTTCCAAGAGGGCCTCACGCATTACATGCTGACGCTCTATGGCATGTACGTCAGCCTTGTCTAATAGGCTGCTTTCCAGTCTTGAAATTGACCCCAGATCGTCATCGCTGAACAGTATTGATTCTAGCTCTTTACAGCTTAAAAAATATGAAACCTCGAATTTTTTAAGCTGAGAATCCTTACTTAAAAAGTAAATAAACTTGTGAGAGGACTCTTTGCCGCCCTCGTGGTAGGAAAGGTCTTCTAGAACGGATTTCCATGAAAAGAAGAAATCAACCCTTTTCTTGAAGCTCTCGTGGTTGTCGTCGCCTATTAAATAAAAGTGCTCTGGCTTTTTCTTTTGTGAGCGAAGGCGATTCCATAACTCATCTTTGCTCGTAGAAAAAGGCATGAACCGATCACGCCAGGCATCGTCATTTGACTGAAGCAGAATGCTACTGCCTTCGCACTCAAGATTGCCTGGTTTGACGCAGCCAACCTCCTTGAGATAAGTGTAAGCATCTTCTTGTGTTGTGCCGCCTTGCAGTTTAAATAAAAGCTGCTCGCCATCATGCTCTATGTTGTTGATCATGCAGCTTCCTCCATTTTTCATGCAAGGCAAAGTTACTATTCATCGTTCTTTATTAGATCTTTTATAATTTTTGAAAGTTCGTGCGGCAGCTTTATTCGCATATAGCAGTAGTCATTGTCTACTGTCAAGTCACCGGACGATAAATCACCAACTTTAATTGCGGAGATTTTTACATCCCCAATAAAATCACCGGATGGTAGCTTAACCTTAACAAATCCAAATTTTTTTGCAGTCGCGTGCGAAGGCTGAAACTCTTCACTCACCGGGAATAGGTCAGAGTTTGAGTTTACATATTGCGTAAAGTTTCCGTATAGCGAGGAGTTTTCTGGTAGATACTTATCAATAACCTGCTGAACTTGCTTTAGGGTTACTGTTTTTCCTCCGCTACTTTCTATAAAGTGCCCAACCCTTTCTCTGATTGTCTTGCGGGTACCAGCAGTTAGATTCTCACCCACCTGTGAGATGAATGAGTTTAATGCATTCTTGAGGTTTTCCACGCACTGCTTACTAGGCATATAGTCATCACAGCCTAGGGCAACATTAAAAAAGCTACTTTGCGACTTACCTTTAATAAATTTCAGATATGAGTCGCCGTCGTTGATTGGGTAAATGGTGTTGAATAGAGTTAAGTCAAGCATTGCTGCTTGTCGGAAATCCTCTAGGTTCAGGCTTTCAGCACTTTTAGGCTCAAGGGCTGTATCATTGGTGAAATCAAAGCCCCCCCTCTTTCCAAGCATAACAATCAGAATGCGCCCAAGGTCTTCTTCTTCACCCTTGGTTTTATAATGACTGAATACTACATATCCTTCGTTAATTGATGAGCGAGATGGAGCGTTGGCCTCATTGCATAGATTGCTCATTACCGCATCGACAAAAATACTAAAGTTTTTATTTTCGATATATGAGTTAAAAACATCGACAGCCTCGGTGGAGCTGTTTTCTTTTAGGAAGCCATGAAATTTTCCGCCTTTAGCGAACTTTTTTTCTATGTGCTTTACAAACTCAACACACACGCCCTTTTGTAGATCCCAGTCAACGCCTTTGACATGGCCGTAGTAGCTTAGACCTTGGTTTTGTATTTTTTTGAACTTTGCGGCACAAGCATTCAAGACTTGAATTGACTCGACTTCAACTGTCTGCTCATTTACAGCAGGTTGATCCATACTTTCGGCGATGGAATTCATTTGTTAACTCCTTATTAACTTTGAATTAGCGCAGAGGGCTTTCTAATGCCGCTTGGGCATGGATACCGATGTCCGGTTTGATGGCAGAGCCTGCTCGGGTGAGGTTCTAGCACTCTCGGTCTTCGACGATGCGCCAGCGGTGGTGGCGTAAGTCCGCGGGAAGGGTGTCAGCAGGAGGGGATGGGTAGCCATGAACGTCCATGTCCGCAATATCCGTTCTCAATGGGAACAGATTATGCCGGCCTTTTGATATCAGCGACAGCCGCAGCCAGCTCCTCGAGGCGCTGCTCGAGGTCTCTCAGACGTTTTTTTCCGCAGCAGCGTCCTGTATCTCTCGCTGGCCGTCCTCGCCCAGGGAGCGGAACAGCTCAAGGATGGCCTGCTCGCGTGGGCTCATTTCGACGGCAAAGGGAGCCTGCTGCCCAGATGCAGCGCCTACGTCACCGCGATGCATCAGCACGGCACCTCTCCAGTCAGTAGAAGATGATCAAGCTGTTCTTCAGTGACGACGAAGGCACCAGACTCGCGGGCCGCTTCAACCTTGGTTGGGCCGGCGTTGTAGCCGATGCATAGGAGAACCAGCGATTTGCCAGGATTTTTCATCACCCGGAAGCCATGTTCAGTGGCTTTGCTTTCAAGCCGAGCACGATCGGCGGACTTGAAGCCAGTGAAAAGGATTTGTGGGCGGCTGTCCGCTTGGGCGCGTGGCGCCGGCTCTGGTGCTGGCTCGGCGAGGTCGAAAAGCAACTGCTCGGCGCCTGCTAGGTATTCAAGGATACGATCCTTACGAAAGGTGCGAGGGAGACTGTCATGCTCGCTTCGCCCCTGTATGTAGCGGGTATTTTCAGTCCAGCGAGGTATCACCCATTCGCGCACCTCGCCCTTGGCATCTTGGTAGATAAATTTTAGTGGTTGCATGCCTGCCGTAGCCGTCCTTGACTGTTCTTAATGGGAACAGATTATGCCGGCCTTTTGATATCGGCGACAGCCGCAGCTAGCTCCTCGAGGCGCTGCTCGATGGCGGTCAGTCGTTTCTTTTCCGCAGCAGCGTCCTGTATCTCTCGCTGATCGTCCTCGCCTAGGGAGCGAAATAGCTCAAGGATGGCCTGCTCGCGGGGGCTTATCTCGGAGGAGGTGGAGGCCTGCTGCACGGGCGTAGCGTCTGCATCCGCGCGACGCATTTGGCCTTCGCCGGTCAGCAGCCAGTCGAGAGAAATGCCGTGCTGTGATGCAATTTCTACGCATTTTGCGTATGGCACAGTATCGCGTGTTTTCCAGCCGCTTACGGCTTGCGGGCTATAACCAAGAGCATTTGCAAGCTGAGAACTGCTTTTGGTTTCTAGAACACATGCAAGGCGTTCAAGGACTGCCTCTGCGCTTGTTTTAAGCATTCTGAGTATTTTCCCATTGACATACGCATATTGCGTACTTAGGATTCCGCGCAATGAGTACATTTTAACTCACTGAGAACAGACGAAACATGAATGGACTAGGCGCCACAGCTACTGCCATGAGCAAGAACCAGATCCTGGCTCGACTGGTGGAGCGCGGCAGTAACTTCCGCCAGTTCGCTCTGAGCCACGGCTACGAGCCACGCACCGTGACCCAGGCGGTCGAGCGCTGGGTTGGGCGGGAAGGCCTGCCGCGCGGCCGGCTGACCTTTCGCATCCTGCACGACCTGTCGCAGGAGATCGGGGCCGAGGTGATTCCGGGAATCCTGGATGAGGCCGAAGAGGATCGGCGGCCAGCCCCTTCGACAGCGCAGCAACGGTAAGTGCCCACCGAGAACAGGAGAACCAGAAGATGAAACGCACGCTATTGGAAACGCGGCGGCAGGTGGCCAGTGCCATCGTCTGCTCTTACCCGGGCGGGCGCGAATGCGCCGCCGCGCGGCTGGGCATGCCGCTGAAGAAGTTCGACAACCACCTGTACGAGAGCAAGGGTAGTCGTCCGCTCAGCGACGAGCAGTTGCACCTGCTGGAGGCGGAAAGCGGCACCAGCTACCTGCCGGACTATGTGGCTGCGATGTACGGCGGGGTGTTCGTTCCGATTGCCGATCCGGCCGAGCTGGACAACTTGGACCTCTACAGCCGCTCGGTGAAGACCGCGGTCCGGCGCGGGCTAGTCGACCAGATCATCGCCGAGGCGCTGGAGGACGGCGTGATCGACGAGCGGGAGATCGATGACATTCTGGCCGCCCACCGTCAGCACATCGCCGCCCGGCATGCCGAGGTGCATGCGGTGATCGTCCTGCACAGCCACAAATAACGCACAAGGAGCCCGCTATGAGCAGCACCGCACTCATCCCCGTATTCAACGGCGAACTCGACGGTTGTCACCAGCAGCTTTGCGATGCGCGTGATTTGCACCAGTTCCTGCAGGTCGGGCGCGATTTCAGCAACTGGATCAAGGCTCGAATCGAGCAATATGGCTTCATCGACGGGGAGGACTTTTCGCCAATTTTGGCGAAAAGTACCGGTGGTCGACCTTCCCAGGAATATCACCTCAGCATCGACATGGCCAAGGAACTGGCCATGGTCGAAAACAACGATCAGGGCCGCCAAGTGCGCCGCTACTTCATCGCGATGGAGCGCAAGGCGCGCGAGAGTCGCGGAGCGACCTACCTCAGCGTCGGCCAGCAGCTGGCCATTCACCGGCAGGTGCCCAAGCTGCTCGGCCTGCTCAAGGCGGAAACCTCGCCGGCCATCCGCCAGACCCTCTACGCGCAGCTCTGCCAGCACTGCCACCTGTTGGCCATTCCGGCGCCCTCGCTGGAGAGCGTGGGCCGCAGCAAGCCCGAAAACGGCGATCTGTTCCCGGTACGGGGCTGAGTTCGATGAGCAGCAGTACCTACAAACTCGTCTGCCCGCACTGCCATGGTCGCATGCGGATCAGGACCAGCGAGGGGCAGCACATCTTCCTGCGCATCGCCTACCTGCAGTGCACTGAAGAAAACTGCAGTTGGAGCGTACGGGCCGAGTTTCAGATGACACATGAGTTGTCGCCAAGCGGAGAACCGAACCCAACCGTGAACCTTCCGCGTGCGCCAAAGGCGCTTCGCCAAAAATCCTGGCGAAATCCAAGAAATGATGAGCAGCAGATGGACTTTATCGTTGAACTGGAGAGTGAAGAGCAATGAACAGCACAGCAGTTCTCCCGCGGGACTACCGGGAGCAGATGCAGCAGGCCGCCCTGGAATTCCTCTGCCGCCATCGGGGCGAGCATCTGAGCGACGAGCCGCGCCTGTTCGAGCGTGCCTGCGATTACCTGGTCAACCGGATGGAGGTACCAGCCTTCATGGCTCCCCGCCTGGCCCACCTGGCCATGACCCAGCTCGCCGAGCGGCCGGGGCGGATCGTCGTCGACCGGGCGGCCAGCGACGCCGAGCGTGCCTGCCTGGTCAATTCGTTCACCGGCGAGAGCGCCTTCGTCCCGCTTCGCTTGTTGCCTCACCGCCTACAGGTCGGGCTGGCTGCTACGCCGCTCTGACCACCCCCTAAATCCTGACCGACCGCCAGCCCCAACGACCGGGGGCGCGGGAAACGTGCGCCCGAAATTTGGGAGAGAGACATGGAAAACGCCGTTGTCGTGCAATTGTCGCTGGAGCCGAAGCAGGCCGAGGCCCTGCTGCTGCACCTGCGCGAGCAGTTTCGCCAGACCCTGCAGGAGCAGTGGTACGCCGACCGCTATCGGCTGATCCCAGAGGGCATCCGTAGCGGCGCCATCCTCAACGACTCCCCGCGCCTCGTCGCGCAGAAGAAAGCCCTCGGCGCCCTCAGGGTTGCCCTCGATCAGGCGCAGTAAGGCCAGACCATGAATCACGATCTGCATCACCAGGTACTTCAGCGCCTCAAGGCGGACTACGGCCTCAAGCCCGCCGCCGGCCAGTGGTTGCGCGGCGGTACCTGCCCGGCCTGCGGCAAGAGGGAGCTTTACACCCATGCCGAACACCCCTGGCTGGTCCGCTGCGGCAGGCAGAGCAAGTGCGGCAGCGAGTACCACGTCAAGGATCTGTACGACGACCTGTTCGACGACTGGAGCAAGCGCGCCCCGGCCAGCGAGCAGCAGCCGACCGCCAGCGCCCGGGCCTACCTGGAGTTCTCCCGCGGCTTTCGCCTGGAGCTGATCGAGGGCTGGTTCACCCAGGAGAACTACTTCGACCGCGAAGCCAACGCCGGCAGCGCGACCGTGCGCTTTCCCATGGAGGGCAACGGCTACTGGGAGCGGCTGATCGACCGGCCCCACCGCTTCGGCAAGAAGAAGGCCCGCTTCATGCCCGGCTACAGCTACCGCGGCAAGTGGTGGTGCCCGCCGTGCGTGGACCTCCTCGAGGTCGACGAGCTGTGGCTGGTGGAGGGCATCTTCGATGCCATCGCCCTGTTGCACCACGGCATCGCCGCCGTGTCGGTGATGAGCAGCAACGGCTACCCGGAGGAGAAGCTGCGCGAGCTGAGGGCGAGGCGCGGCGACTCTCTGCCGACGCTGGTCTGGGCTCTGGACAACGAGCCGGGCGCCCGGGCCTACACCCGCAAGAGCGTCCGCAAGGCCCGCGAGCTGGGCTATCGCTGCGAGGCTGCGCAGATCCCCCAACGCGCCGGTAAGAAGACCGACTGGAACGACCTGCATCAGCGTTGGATGTTCGAGGGGGACGAGGAAGAGCGTGCCGCGAAGGTCGAGCGCGACCTCGAGGAGGCGCGCCACCAGGGGGCGCTGCTGCTGGCCGAGAACGCCTCGGAAAAGGGCGTACTCATGTACGACTGGGACGAGTGCAACGAATTCCACTTCGGATTCGATAACCGTTTGTACTGGTTCAAGATGGACCTGGAGAAGTTCCACAAGGCGAAACAGCGGCTCATGGAGTCGGATAGTCACGAGGATCGGCTGCTGAACGAGCACCAGATCCGGGATAAGGCCCTGCGCGAGTGTGGCGCGGTGGTCAGGCTCGCCAACTGCTACCCGCAGGCCCTGTACTACATGCGCAACGAGGTGACGGACGAGTCTTGGTACTACTTCCGCATCGACTTCCCGCACGATGGCGGCAGCGTGAAGAACACCTTCACCGCCGCGCAGGTGGCTGCCGCCAACGAGTTCAAGAAGCGCCTGCTCGGCATCGCCGCCGGTGCCATCTACACGGGCACCGGCCAACAGTTGGACAGGATCATGGAAAGCCAGCTCGGCAGATTGAAGACGGTGAAGACCATCGACTTCATCGGTTACGCCAAGGAGCACGGCTGCTATGTGTTCAACGACGTGGCGGTCAAGGATGGCCAGGTCTTCTCGTTGAACGAGGAGGACTTCTTCGACATGGGCCGGCTCAGCATCAAGAGCCAGAGCCAGTCGCCCGTTCTCGGCATCAATACCGACCTGCATGCCTACCGCGAGGAATGGCTCGAGCTGCTGTGGCGCTGCTTCGGCGCCAAGGGGCTGGTGGTGCTGGCCTTCTGGTTCGGTTCGTTGTTCGCCGAGCAGATCCGCCAGCGGCAGAAGAGCTACCCGTTCCTGGAGGTGGTCGGCGAGGCCGGCGCGGGCAAGTCCACGCTCATCGAGTTCCTCTGGAAGCTGTTCGGCCGCCTGGAGTACGAGGGTTTCGACCCGACCAAGAGTACCCCAGCGTCCCGGGCCCGCAACTTCGCCCAGGTTGGCAACATGCCGGTCGTGCTGATCGAGTCCGAGCGCGAGAAGGTCGATGGTGCTCCCACCAAGCAATACGACTGGGACGAGCTGAAGACCGCCTACAACGGCCGCAGCGTACGTTCCACCGGCGTGAAGAACAACGGCAACGACACCCGCGAGCCGCCGTTTCGCGGGGCTTTGGTGGTCAGCCAGAACCATGCGGTCAATGCGTCCGAGCCGATTCTGCAGCGGATCGTGCACGTCAGCATGACCAGTCAGAGCCACACGCCAGCCAGCAAGGCGATGGCGGAGAAGCTCGAGCGCATGCCGGTGGACCAGGTCAGCGGCTTCATGCTCAAGGCCCTGGCTCAGGAGGCCAGGGTGCTGGAGGTGGTGACCGACCAGGCGCCGGTCTACGAGCAGCAGCTGCTCGAGCTGCCCGAGATCCGCACCGTGCGGATCGCCAAGAACCATAGCCAGCTCTATGCCCTGGTCGACGCTCTGGCCGAGGTGCTGCCGTTGACCGGCGAGCAGATCGCCGCGGCGCACGCCGAAGTCTGTGCCATGGCGATCGCCAGGCAGCAGGCCATCAACGCCGATCACCCGCAGGTGGTCGAGTTCTGGGAGCTGTACGACTTCCTCAATGGCCAGGACGAGAAGGGCGCCCTCAACCATGCGCGTCGAGAGGGAATGATCGCCGTGAATCTCAACGAGTTCGCGGAAATGGCTGCCAACAAGCGGCAACAGGTGCCCCCGCTCACCGAACTCAAACGCCTGCTCAAGACCAGCAAACACCCCAAGTTCATCGAGGCCAACAAGGTCGTGAATTCCTGCCGGATGCTCGACGCCTTCGACAAGCCGAAGACGCTGCGCTGCTGGCTGTTCCAGGAAACGTGAAACACCCTCCAAGGAGACACCCATGACACCGAAAGAGTATTTCGCCCAGATAGCCAAGGAGAACGCCGAACGTCCGGCGATCCGCGCGGCCGGCCTCGAGGCGCTGCAGCGCCTGGTGCCCATCGCCCAGCGTGACAGCGGCCAGAGCCACACCACCGGCCGCTTCCTGCTCGGCCTCTACAACGGGGTGGCGTACCCCTTCAACCTGGTCGAGCTGCGTGGCCTGGACACGCCGCTGTTCGAGGACTGCCTCTCCGTGCTGCGCCTGGACCGGCGGCCCGAGCGGGAGGTGCACGAGTACTTCAAGGGCGGCGACGCCATCTGGGCGGACTTCCGCAAGCGCTGGGGGAGGCAGTGATGGCTGATGTGATCGACCAGGCCAACGAGCGGGCCGAGCAGATTCTGCAGAGCGCCCTGGCCAAGCAGAGCTACCGGCCGGCGGCGCCCAGCGCGCTTTGGTGCGAGGACTGCGGCGAGCGCATTCCGGAGGCCCGCCGGGTGGCGGTGCCGGGCTGCGATTGCTGCGTGAGTTGCCAGGAAATCCGCGAGATCCGCGGGAACTGAGAGACAGCGCCGAGGAGCGGCCACTCCCCGGCGCCCACCACCACGAAGGAGAAGACCATGCAAGACCATCAACCAACGAGCGGCGCGGCAGAGGCTAGCACGACCATCACCGTGCGTTATACCCAGGGCACCTACGTGGCCAGGGCCAAGGGGCACAAGGCCACCGCCAGCTGTGTGCACTGCACGGATACCGCAGCCAAGAGCTTGGCGCGCAAGCTCGGCTACGATCCAGAACAGCACTGGGCTGGGACAACCCACGGCCCGAAGGGGTCCGTCTACCTATTTGTTCGAGGGGAGGTGCAGGCGTGAGTAACCTGCAAGCCTGCCGCATGCTTAGAATCAATACGCCAGAGCTTGGAGAGCAACGGTCTGGGAGGGATGACCCATGACGGGAACGCAGGTACGCCAGCAGCTTCTCGAGGCCGAGGCGCGCACCTGGTTGCGCAAGGGCTACACATCGCCGGAGCGGATCGAGGAGCTGCGCGAGTTCATCGGCAAGAAGCGCGGTTCAGCCGCCGTAGAGCAGTTGGTCGAGGAGATGCGGCGGCAGTGGGGGCGGCGGCGGGATTGGCTTACCCCGGGAGGTGACGGCGCATGACACAACCTGGCTCAAGCATCCTCACATTCGAGGACCTGCAGCGCATCACCGGCTACCAACGCCGAGCGGATGTCGAGCGCACCCTTATAGAGCAGGGGGTGAGATTGTTCCGTGGCCGTAGAGGCCCCTGGACTACCATAGAGCTCATCAACCAGGCCGGCGGCTTCAAGCCGGCCACTTCAGAGCACTACAACGCCGATATCTTATGAGACGAGGCAGGAAGCGAAAGCATAATCCCAGTATCCCCGCCCACATCGATCAGGCCGCCCTTCCGGCGGCCGTTTACTTCGACTACCGGGGGTCGGGCGTCTGGTACACCCTCTATACCGACGAGGCCGGCAGTCAGCGCCGAACCAACCTTGCACCACCATCCGTGACGCTGTCCGAGCTGCACCGGATTATGGAAGATCGCAATGGCGTGGATCGCGATAGCCTGCGCTACCTCTGCGAGCAATTCCACGATAGCCAGCAGTTGAAGCGCCTGAGTCTCAAGACCCAGGCCGACTACTGCTATTCCCGCGACGTCCTGCTACAGACTCCTACCAAGATCGGCAAGCCTCTGGGCGAGTTGGCCGTCCGAAAGTTCACCCCTGCCCTGATTCAGCGCCTCGTTGACCGCATCGCCGACGAGGGAACGCCCTCTAAAGCTGCTCATGCGCTGCGCTACTTGCGCCGCGTCATGCAATGGGGGCGCAACCGTGGCTACCTTGAGAACAATCCTGCGCAGGGTATCGAGGCCCCGATCGAGCGTCGTCAGCGCCGCCTTCCCGACCAAGACGTCATGACGGCACTGATCCAGCGTGCCCGGGAGTTGGGCAAACTAAAGCGCGGCCAGCCAGGCGCTTGCCCGGCCTATCTCTGGTGCGTCATGGAGATCGGCTATCTCTGCCGACTGCGTGGCATCGAGACGGTGACCCTCACCGATGCCAACGAACTCGAGGAGGGCGTGCTGACGAATCGCCGCAAGGGCAGCCGGGACAATATCGTGCGCTGGTCCCCTCGCCTGCGCGAGGCCTGGGATGCAGCAAAGGCGATCCGCAACGACATCTGGGCCAAGAGATCCTTTCCAGTACCTATCTCCCCTGCCCTACGCCGGGTGATCGTGGCCTCGCATGGCGGGGCCTTGCAGAAATCGAGCTTGGACACTGCCTGGCAGCGCTTCATCACCGAAGCGATCAAGGATGGGGTGATCACTCCTGAGCAGCGCTTCGGCCTGCACGACCTCAAACGCCGCGGCATCACCGACACTGTCGGCACCCGTGCCGAGAAGCAGGAAGCCAGCGGCCACCGTGACGAGTCCATGATGGACGTCTACGACCTCAGCCTACCCCTCGTAAACCCCTCCTCCGACTAATTTTCCCCACGTAAAACAAGGATCTAGGGCCGCATGGAGCGCGGCCTCCAAAGGTGCGAGCACGTAAAATTTAGAGCGCTAACCTACTGATTTTTAGTCAGTGAGTGGGTTCCTTGTAATCAGTAGGTCCCGGGTTCGATTCCTGGTGCCGGCACCACAAACACTAATCCGATTGCTCCCGAGTTCACCCGGAAGCGACGGAAACCCAGAGAAACCGGCCTTAGCGCCGGTTTTTTTGTGCCTGTGTTCTCCCGCCTTCGCCTAGATACCCCCAAGGTTTAGGGGTACGCTTAGGGGTACGTCGGTTCGATTTGGAAACGTACCCCTATGGCGCGCACCGTTACCCCGCTCACAGACTCCAAGTGCGAGGCCGCCAAGCCACGCGACAAGGATTACAAGCTGTTCGATGGGCAGGGGCTTTTCCTGCTGGTGAAGGCGTCCGGCGTGAAAACCTGGCGCTTGAAGTTCACCCGCACCGATGGACGGGAAGGACTGGCTACCTTCGGCAACTACCCGGCGCTTGGCCTGAAAGCGGCCCGCGACCGCCGCGCCGAAGCCCTGGAGCTGCTGGCCCACGGGCAAGACCCCATCGAGGCCGCCAAGCTGGCCAAGATCGAAGCGGCGAACGCCCGCACCAACACATTCGAGGCGCTGGCGCGGGAATGGCACGCGGCCTGCTCCCGCAAGTGGTCGCCCGGCCATGCGGAAACCGTGCTGCGCCGCATGGAGCTTCACCTGTTCCCGACGCTGGGCGCTCGCCCCGTAGCCGATCTGAAAGCCCGCGACCTGCTGGCGCCGCTCAAGGCTGCCGAGAAGCGCGACACCCTGGAGCTTGCCGGGCGCCTGCGCCAGCACATCACCGGCATCATGCGAATGGCGGTACAGGCCGGGCACATCGACAGCAATCCGGCCAACGATCTGCAAGGCGCCACTGCCACCCGGAAGACCGCCCACCGCCCGGCGCTACCGCTGGAGCGCCTGCCCGAGTTGGTGGGGCGCATCAAGGCCGATGGCGGGCGCTCTCTCACCCACCTTGCAATACAACTCACCCTGCTGGTGTTCATCCGCTCCAGCGAACTGCGCTTTGCCCGCTGGGAGGAAATCGACTTCGAGCGCGCCCTGTGGACGATCCCAGCCGAGCGCCAGCCCATCGAAGGCGTTCGCCACTCCCACCGGGGCGCCAAGATGGCCACGCCGCACCTTGTCCCCCTGAGCCGCCAGGCGCTGGAGCTGCTGGCCGAGGTGCGCCAGCTGACGGGCCGCTTCGATCTGGTCTTTGCCGGCGACCATCACCATTGGAAGCCCATGTCCGAAAACACCGTCAACAAGGCGCTGCGCCGCATGGGGTACGACACACAGAAGGACGTATGCGGGCACGGCTTCCGGGCAATGGCCTGTTCCGCCCTGGTGGAGTCGGGGCTGTGGAGCCGTGACGCCGTGGAACGGCAGATGAGCCACCAAGAGCGCAATGGCGTGCGGGCCGCCTACATCCACAAGGCCGAGCACATGGAGGAACGCCGGCTTATGTGCCAGTGGTGGGCGGACTATCTAGACGCCTGCCGGGAGCAATTCGTGCCCCCCTTCGAGTTTGCCCACCGTGGCGAGGATGCCGGCAACGTGCTGCCGATCAAGCGCAAGGTTTGATCCGGTAGCACGGCAGATTCCGAACCTGTCACAACACGGTGCAACCCATGCGAAAAGTACGGGTATAATGCGCCATCACTGTCGATTCATACAGATACCGAGTTACCGGCCAGCCTAGCCCGACGGGGCGAAAAGCGGATTTCCCACCCGCCCGGCTGGTCGATCTATTCAATGGGGAGCGCCTGGGGAGGCGAGAAAATGAGTGCGGTCAAAAGACTTTTGGCCAGCCGCACGGCAGGCTACCTTTCGCTTGAAGATTTGATTCTGGGAATAGCCGAGTCAAATGACTGTACAGCAGCAGAAGCTGCCCAAGCGCTGGCTACGATTTTAGAAAACAACTCAATTCCTATATACAAAAAGACAGCTTTCTCTGTTGAAAATACATATCAACTTGCAGGAAATGCTTTGGCGGAGGCTGGACACTACAATAACTTTAAATCACCTATCACTCAAAAACTGACGAGTATGTTCGCAGATGACATTCCATTCTGATTACAAGAACCTTCTCGTCAGCGAGACCGATATCCTTCCAAAACTAAAGGATGCGGGAATTTTTCTCCCAGCCAAGCTGGCGAAGAAAACTCTAGAGCTAGACAGAAGAGAAAGCTGGCAGGAAATCCATTCATCGAGAAATGTTTTCACAGCAGCCGAAGCAGTAAGAGCCATTTGTGGCATAGATCCATCATACACCTGGGCCTTATCAGAGTCTGACGATCAAAGATATGATCGCTATATGTCAGTTCTGGTTGATGCTGTGAGGTATGGAGAATTACTTAACAAAGTAAAAAACCCTTCTGGCGCGCCATATGAGTGGGAAATAGCTCACTCCGATATTTATTCTTGGTGTGAAGGAAACAATATACCTTGGCCATTTCCAAAGCCTGTAGCTCCAACTGTCAGCAATAACTTGTCTAAGGAGTTAGAGCGTGAGCAGGCCAAGTGCCAGGAAATCGAGACCGCAGAACAGTCCAGGCATCGTGCAGCTGAGCTGGAAGGGCTGCGCCTGCAACTAGAGCAGGAGCGCACCGCCCGGCAAGCCGCAGAGCAGCGCGCAAAGCGGGCAGAAACCGAGGCCACTGCCCTGCGGTTGCAACTGGCCGCCGCTGGTACTGCTGACCAAGGTAGCGGCGGCCTGACTTTTCCCTATGCCACCAAGGAGTTGGAGGCTATGCGCGCCGCAGTGGCGAAGTATTGGGAAGGCTACACCACGGACAAGCGCCAGCCGACACAGAAGGAAGTTGCCATCGAGCTTGGCGAACTGCTGGGGCTGTCACTGATGAAGAACAAAGAGCCGGCGCGCAAGGCCGTGAACCTTGCCGCAGCTATCAAGCCGGTCGATCTGCCAGACGCCTGACAGTCCGGGGTGACAGTGCGAGCTGACACTATGTCACCCCTAGCTGTCACCCTATAGCCAGCGCTTACCGTTTCGCTCCAGTCGCAACACAGGAGCAAACGACGTGACCGCTACCAACCCCGCCGCAATCCCCTACAACACCCAGACGCCAGCCCTTCCCGAGCTGTGGACCATGGCCGAAGTGGCGCGCCTCATGCGCCGTACTCGCTCCGGCGTGGACAAGCTGCGCGCCCGTGACCCGAGCTTTCCCAAGCCCCTGAAGGACGGCGACAACCGCCGCAGCCGTATCTACTTCGTGCGCTCGGAAATCGAGGCGTACCTGTCGGCTCGCCTGGAAGCGCGGGAGGTAGCCTGAAATGAAAAAGGCGACCCGTCCCGAAGAACAAAGCCGCCTGCTGCGAGGCCAGCATATCACCGCCAGCGCCAGCCCCGACGTGCTGCTGGTAGATATGCCGACCAAGATCGCCCACGTACTCGCCTACCTGCTGGCGCCCTGCAACTCGCTCAACCGCTTCGAGGCCGAACTGCTGGGCGACCACTGCCTGAACTCGACCGTGGCGAAGCTGGCGAACCAGTACGGCCTTGAGTTCCAGCGCCAACCGGAGAAGGTGCCCAACCGCTGGGGCGCTCCCTGCGACGTGACCCGCTACAGCCTGCCGGAGAGCCAGCACCAACGCGCTCGTGCTGTGCTGGTGCTGCTGAGCAAGCCGGCCAAGGGCCGCAAGGAGGAAGCGGCATGAATACCGTCACGATCTGCGGCCACCAGTTGCCCATCGTCGAGTACCAAGGGCAGCGCGTAGTCACGTTGGCCATGGTGGATGAAGTTCACGAGCGACCGGAGGGCACCGCCCGCCGCAACTTCAACGAGCACCGTCCGCGCTTCATCGAGGCCGAAGACTTCTTCGTACGAAATTCGTACGAAGCCCGGCAGATGGGCATTGCCGCCCCGAACGGCCTTACCCTGCTGACCGAGTCTGGCTACCTGATGTTGGTCAAGAGCCTGTCGGATGATCTGGCTTGGGAGGTTCAGCGCCAGTTGGTGCGGAGCTACTTCCGCCCGGCCGCGCCGGCCTTCGCCGTCCCGCAGAACCTGTCCGAAGCCCTGCGCTTCGCCGCCGACCTGGAGGACCAGAAAAATCAGGCGCTACTGGAGCGCGACCATGCCATCGCCACCAAAGCACTGATTGGCGGCAAGCGCGAAGCGACCGCGATGGCTACCGCCTCGGCAGCCACCAAGAAGGCCCGCCAGCTTGAGCATGAGCTGGGGCGCGGCGCTCGGCACGCGACCATCATCGCCGTCGAGAAGGCGTCTGGCCGCCGGTTTGGGGCTCAAGGCTTCCGCCCGCTGAAGAAGTGGTGCAAGGCGCATGGCGTGACGCCGCCGAAGGTGCCGTGCCCGCGCTACGGCGAGGCCGTGTCCTGGCCGGCAGGTGCGTGGCTAGAGGTCTACGGCGTCGACCTGGGCGAGCTGTTCGGCGCGGAGGTGCCCGCATGACGACCTATACCGGACACCGCGTCGAGGATCACGAGGATTTCATCCTGGAGCAGCTCCTGCCGCTGATCGTGGACTACGCCGGCGCCAGCGACACCCCCACGGAGGTAGTCACCTTTGCCGCGTTCCTGAGCCTGGCGACGATCCTGCAATCCAAGGGGCTGGGCCGTGATGTGCTGATGCGTGCCATCGACGCCGCCCGCTTGCCGACCCACGACGCGCCGGAGGGTGTGCAATGACGATCCAGACTTTGTGTTTTCGTGGGAGAACCGAGGGAACCGGGGGAACCGCCAGTAACGGCGCAGCCTGTAGCGGTTCCCTCGGAAAAAACACTGAGGGAACCGAGGGAACCCGGCAGCGCCTGGGGAATGAAAAACGCGGGGCCACGGCAGATCGCCGCCCCCGCGCTACTGGCTCGACTTGGACAGGGGCCAGGCTCCTGCCGACCGTAGTCGAGAACTACATGAGTGTCCTGGTTGGCCCGTGCATCCTCAACCAGGTCCGCCAGCGCAGCATCCATACGGGCCTGCCAGCCGTCCCCCGAGGCGCGGAAGGCCTCCACCAGCTCGGTCGGCAGCCGAACGGTGACGGAAACCTTGCCATCGGACGCGAACCTTGTCGCCTCTGTGGCTTCCATCTGTCGCACGGACTCCACCAAGACCTCTACGGAGTTCAACAGATCGGTTTGGAACTGCTCGATTGCCTTCTCCATGCTCGATCACCTCTTTTGGGTGGCTCAGAAAGAGAGAGATGGCTCGACTGTGCCATATGTTCAGCACGCAGGTAATGCTCCTGCCGAACTGAAACCGGGGGTTGCACTGGCCATCGACCGGCACTATTCTGCGCCCGTCACGGTCAATCCCGTGGCCGACCTTGGCCGGTCGAGTATTGGAGACGCACAAGCGTCCTTTGCACCCCTGCAGGCGCTTTTTTTGTGCTCACAGTGTCGTGTTATGGCGGCTGTGCGTGGGACACCTTCGGGTGTGCCGGGATGCTCCAACCCGGTCGGCCAACCCGCGCACAGCTGCCACCATCCTTCGCTTGGCCGCGAGCGGTGGCAGCTCCACATTGGAGCATCACCCCATGCGTCATATCCTTACCCTCAATCCGTCCAAAGCACGCGCCGCCGCGCATCGCGCTATGGCCCTGGCCGCCCTGCACGCCGACTCCTCCCTGTCCGTCCGCCTGCGCCGCTTCAATCGGCACATGGCCATCACCCGCACCCTGGAGTCGCAGGAGGTGGCCCAGTGATCGCCGTTCAACTGATCGACAGCACCGGCCGCGTGCTGGGCAACCTGCGCCTGCCCGCCGGCGTGCGTCTGGCCGATCTGGAGCAGCTGGCGCTCGCCGCCGGCCACCGGAGCCTTTCAGAACACCTTGAGCAGTACCTCGCCACCGAGGTCCGTGCCCAAGCCCTGGAAGTGGGGGTGACGCTGTGAGCGATACCATCAACCTCCTCACCATCAAGGCCCTTAGCGTCGCCGACGAAGCCGTCGAAACCCTCGGCTACGGACGCGAGCAATCGACCTGGCTTTCCGCTCTGATGACCGCCATCCGCCTCGATGCCGAGCACAACCAAGGCCGCCGCGTGGCCGATCTGGCCACCTTGGGGCAGCGCCTGGCCAGCGACTGCGCCAACTACCTGGACACGCAAGCCAGCGACCTTCGTCGCGAGCTGGACGCGCAGGAGGTGGCGAAGTGAGCCGCGCCGACTGGAACGCCCTGCTTCCGAATCACGAAGCCATCGTGTCCATGCCCACGGAGAAGCTGGAGGCCGCCGCTACGGCTGCCGACGGCTACGGCATGAACATCGGCTTCGGCATTGCCGCAATCGGCAATCTGCTGGCCGGCACCGCCCAGAACGAAGACCACGGCCTTGACCCTGACGCCATAGCCGACTTGGGCTGGCTGCTGGAGTCGCTGGGCAAGCTGTCCGCCAAGCTGGCCGACACCGGCAGCGGTATCGCCATCGAGCGCAAGCGCCGCAACACCAAGCGCGAGGACTGACCCATGACCCACTCGGAAAGCTGCCGTAAGGCGGCTGTGGCCCCGCTCGGCCTGAAAAAAGCCATCGCCTACCTGGAGGACAGCCCGGTTGCCGTCCTGATCCTGGCGCACCTGCTGATGCTGGTCGCCCTGATGCTGCTGGAGGTGGCCCGCCATGCCTGACGCCCACCTGATCCCGTTCGCCGACGCCCAGCTGGTGAAGGTCCGCACCGCCGGGCAGGCATTCCACCGCCTGTCCTGCATGACCGCCGAGTCACCCGACTGGCGCCGCGCCTATGCCGAGTGGCAGGCGCAGGCCGAGGAAGTGGCCGTGCTGCTGATCGTGAAAGCCGAATCGCTGGAGGCCCACCAATGACCATCGTCACGTTCAAGCCGAAGGGTGGCGGCAAGGGCGGAGAGCCGCCCCACATCGATAACGAAAGCTACCTGATGCTGGTAGATACCCTGATTGCCTTTTTCGAGCTGTGCATCAAGGAGGGCGATCAAGGCCGGGACATCACCGAGCTGGAGCGTCTGACCCGGCAGTTGGAGCGTCTGGCCGAGCGGGTCACTCCGCCGAAGGGGGCCGCATGACCGACGCCGTGATCCTCTTCCGCGACGCCCTGCAAGCGGTGTTCGGCCCGCTGGACTGGATGCCCGATCCGGATGGCCAGATTCATCGCTTCCACGTCCCCGGCGACCGCAGCGGCAGCCGCAACGGCTGG